TCCACAGATCAAGATGGTCAAGTGCACGAAGATCTTCTGTAGTAACAGTACCACGAGGAGCCTTCATTGCAAAAGTAAATACGGCAGTAGAAGTTGGGTTTATCACATCATCCTCACACGGGACTCCTTGATCCTTCATCAAGTTATATAAAGGATCTTTCTTGTCCAGACGAATTCTGCGGAAATAATAATCCGCATAGCGTGGATGTAAACCCGAAGCGGAATCCACCAAGCAAGAAGTAGTGCCTTCTGGCTTGACGCAAGTGATTGACTTGCTAGGATTAATACCCAACTTCTCTGCCCATTTGAGATTTGTAGCCGTTGCATGGTCACGAAGATTCTCAAGAAGTCGAACTAATTTTGGCTTACCGTCAAGACCACTGGTAAGTTTATTATCAAAAATTCCTGTCATAGAAACACCAAGCAATCTTTCCTCTTCACAGTTCTTCTTCCACTCAGGACGAAGATAAGGAAATTTTACAAAAGTAGATTGCACAGTCCCAATAATAGTGGCAATTTCAATCTTCTTCTTTAGGCTGGCTGCGGTATCATCGATACGAACTACAACAGTTGAAAGATTACAAAATTCAAAGGGTCTTAGAATAATTTCTGCACATGGATTGGTACCATATTCACAGTTTTCCTCTCGTCCCCACTTCGCTGCTTGCTCCTGTAGAGCCCTACGATTGATCATGCCGCGTTCTCCGCTGTGAGAGTTGTACAGAGAGGTCCACTCCTCAAGAAACTGTCCCATGGGGGGTCTACCACGATAAACCGCTGAATTATTAGCGTAAGACCGGAATCCGGCTTGTTCCCACCACGCACCTGACTTACACATGGCAATTTCACGGTCTCCCAGGTCACTGAGAGAAATCATGGCTGATCTACGCACTCCACCAACGATTACGGCATTCGCAATGGCACAGCAGGTGTCATGGCATTCAAGAGCCGAAAGTTTACGTCCTTGTGCGTTATAGAAGACCTTGACCAAAAATTTGAATAAATTGTCTAGGGGAGCAGGACCAGAAGCACGACCACCAAAAGTCTTGAGTCGTGCACCAGATGGTCGAACCTTTGACAAGTCCCACTTAGGATGTTTACCGGAATAGAGGTCATCGAATAAGGTTTTGAGAGCATTCCCCCAACCTTCCTTTGAATCTTCAACAACGATTACCTTATCAAAATTTTTTACAATCTTGTTAGCAACAGTTGGAAGTTTATCGGTGTATTGACGTTCTACAGAATATCCTGTACCTGTTCCATTCATGAGAATGACGAACAGTTCTGCAAATGATTCAATAGAATCAATTGGAAGATATGAGCAGTTGTATAAACATGTATTATCGTGATCAAGAGCAACACCTGCAGTCATTAAACTTCTCATGGAAGGAAGAACTTCAAGATTTAAAATTGCTTCTTTGACATCAGGTCTTTCGGCTAAAGTAGGAACCTTATCGGTGAAATAATTCCACCAACGGTCTACACATTCATCCCAACTCTCGCGGCGATTCTGTGAAGGAAGCCAACGAGAATAACGAGAAATAAAAATAAAAGATTGAAACGGTGATAAAGCATCTGCCATAAAAATGAACTCCTAGTGGGTGTCTTATTTAGTTGTTAGAGTATGCCATGAAACTGGGAAACGAGGAGCAATTAATTTGTCAATTGCTTTAGCAAATTCTTGCACTTCCCATTGGGCATGTGTGTCAATACGAAGATTATAAACTCTTGCAAATGCATAGAGTGAACCAGTCCATACGAATTCTGTGTATGTACCTTGTGGTAAAATTGATCGTGCTTGTTCTGGTGCAACACCATCTGCTAATAGACGGTTATACATATCTAAACATTCTTTTGCAACACCAGAATATTCTTGACGTAATTTAATACATGTATCAAGATCTTCAATAGCACCACTGCTGCCTTGCTTGGCTCCATTAGTTGGAGCATTTCTCCAAAGAGGTACATAGATCTCTGGCTCAAAGGTAACATAACGGCGACTTACTTCATTCATGACAAGACCAACTTGATGTTTGCCAAGTTGTGCACGAACAAAGATAGGACACTTGATACGAAGACTAATCTGTGGATGGCAGAATGGCGTAAAGTGATTATGCTTGGCAAGATATGTAATTAACTTTACATCTCTATCCAGTAGATAAGATTCATATGGTTCTTCTTTACCTGGACGAGGAGTGTGATCTTCCATTGTTCCATAGACACTCTGCTTATTAAATGAAACACGGGCAGCATCCACTACAGATAAATCGTTACCCATGTAATCCATAAGCTGTACATGTCCATGATCAAGTACTGAAAGGTTAGTCTGCTCCGGAAACGTTGGTATTGTCTGTGTCATCTTCTTCATCCTCATCTATATCTACAAGTTCAACTCTTACGCCATCAATCTTTGTAAAGTCTGCTGCATATTCTCGAGCACGACCCCATAGTTCAGGGTCCATTTCTTTTACATACTCACCAAATCTTTGGACAAAGGTGATGTACGCTTCACTAGCCTTTAAAATATCTTCTTCAGATAGTTTCTCGTTTTCATCTTCCATTTAAACCTTCTTCCAGTAAGTATACTTTACTTTTGCTTTAAGTCCAGAATAAACATTGTTGATTATCAGTTTCATGGTCATTAATTCACCGAATGCTAGAACCATGTCGTTAATATCTTTTTTATCAATTTCATTTGGCCAGATTACTACATTTCTTCCAGCCTCAATGTACTTTCCAATCAAGTGAACAATTTCTACATTTCTTGGTTCATTATCAAATATAAACACAACCTTTGATTTTGAGATCTTCTTAGGAAGATCTTCTAACCAACCTGCACCCTGCATTGAAATTCCATTTGGAATAAACATGGAATCAATCGGACCTTCAGTCACATACACAGTATCTCTTGCGTCTACTTTATCTATGTTGTACCATAGACGCTCTTCACCTTCACGCTTTAAGGTGATGTACCTTATCGCTTTCTCTTGCGCTTTTTCTTCGATAATCCTACCTTGGACACCAATAAGGCTCCCGCTCTCGTCATAGAACGGTATGACGAGCCTACCTTCCTTAGATCCTTCTCTATCGAAAGAAGACATGATTCTACTGAAATCACTGCAGTAATAAAAATTGCAATACTTTTCTTTTGGAATTTCTCTAGATTGAACATATTTTACCGCCGGATGATCTGCATTGAGTAAATCAAGCCTTGTTCCGAGATCACTGAACACTGGCTGTTTCTTTTCTGTCTTCGTTGTAACCAACGGTTCTGGATTTTTGTCTTTGAAATTTTCAAATGCATATTCTTTGCAGAGTGATGGGCTGACGCTTTCAAGTACAGAATATAAACTACAAGCAATACCGCAGTTGTGACATTTATAAACATAATTTCCTTTGTTTTCAAAAAAGAAGCCTCTCGTCTTCGTCTTGTTCTTTAGTGAGTCTCCACACTTAAAACAACGACACGTAGCAAGGTTCTCTTTCTTCCACTTAAACTTCTCAAGTGAGCCAGACAACATATTCACATATTTCTTATCAATATATATACTCATTTTGCAGCGTCTTCAAATGTCCAGTTTACTGCCTTATTCTTTTTCTTACCAAAATTAGAATCAAATGCTAATGGATCAGAACCTGATCCGAATCCTTCTTCATTTGTATTATTTGCATTGACAAGATTATTATTTGAATTTTCTACATCATAGAACTTCATTTTGGATTTATTCACACCAATAAGAAATTTACGATTCTTAGTTGTATCATTACCACGGTTCTTTAACTGCTTCACCATGAGTTGACCATTCTGTGCTAACTCTTCAGTCTCAATGAGTGCAATGAAGAAGTCTGTAGTTTGTGGTAGACCAAAACTTTCAGATGTATCTGTCATCTCCATATCACTACTCTTTGCACCTTCACGATTTACCTGAGTAGCAGACCATAGTGGTACATTGAACTGCTTGGCAAGACCACGAAGTTCTTCTGCAATACCCTTGACATAGGTGTAACTATTCATACCGTTTCCCATCTTGAATCTTGCACATGAGCAGATGTTTAGATAATCAACAATGATAATGTCCGGCTTAAACTTCTTCTTAATCTTCAGTTCTTCCATAAGATTACGGAAGTGAGTTACATTGGCTGCAGCAGTAGGATATTCTTTAATAATAAGTTTACCACGGCAAGTCTTCTTGAGATTGTTTACCTTGTTCTCGTACATAGCAAGAGGCATCTTCTCAAGAACATGAATGTCTGTATCTAAAAGATTAGCATCAATGCGTTTAGCAATTTCTTCTTCAGACATTTCAAGTGTGATATACAACACATTCAAATTCTGTGTAAGACACGCAGCAGCATGATGGCACAAGAATGCACTCTTACCAACACCGGATGCTGCCATCACTACGTTGAGAGTCTTCTTGCGAACTCCACCACCTGTGATGAGATTAAACATCTCAAGATCAAATGGTACACGTTCTTCTACGCGATGATAATATTCATAGCGTTCATCAACATCTTCAAAGAAGTCGTGTCCTACACGAGTATCAAAGGACACAGATAGAGCCTTAGACATGATCTCAGGAATTGCATTCTGAGTCTGCTCCTTATCCTTACCTTCAATGATCCCGATGGATGCCATGATACCATTATAAATGGCTTTCTCTTTGCAGAACTTTTCAGTATGTTCTACGAGCCACTCAGTATCAGACTTCTCACCTTCCTTATACATCTCATCAGAGATGGCAACACACTTCTTGAATTCACTGTCTCCAAGAGTCTTGTCATCTCCAAGTGAAATTAGTACAGCATCCTTAGTAGGAATGTTATTGTACTTAAGAAGAAACTTACTTACAATATTAAAGACTGTTCGTTCAGCCTTGTCTTGAAAGTATTCTTCTTGAAGGAACGGGACAACCTTGCGAGCAAAGTCCTCATTGAGAACTAAGTTCTTTAGAATAACTGTTTCCATGGTTTTATTATATCACTGGGTTAGGCGTTGTCAAGATGATCTTCATGAACATCTGCTTCAAGATCTTTACCGTCATCACTTTCAACTTGTGACTCTATGATCTTTACAAATATTTCACCAGCAGTTTGCGTGAAATCTTTATCGGCTTGATCAAACCCTTCAGGGAATTTAATCATTTCAATTTCCATAGTAACATTTAAACCATCATTACCGTCTTCTTTAAAATCAATTTTACCATACCGATAAACAATACCAGCAAATTGCCCTGATATAATTTGAATCGGACATGTCTGTGTACTGTCTACCGATGCTTCTGGAAGAAATTTATATTCAACTGCCTTGTCCATACTTAAATCCTTTTTGAATTTCCACATCCAACTTGTCAAGAATATCTTTTGTAAAATACTTTTCAGGATCTTCATCTATATTTTTCTCAAATGCTTTTGTACCATCTGGGAGTTCTACTCGTGTTGAAACCTTCTTGAATATATTATATTCAATTGCAAGGTCTGTCAAGCCATAATATCTGCTTAATCCAGAAGTATAATTCAATCTTGTCTGAACGTGCATGTTTTCCTTGACAAAACGATTCTTATAGTTGGTGCATTTAATAAAGTTACCAACGATACCTTCGTCAGTCTTATCCTTGCTCTTTGACAGCATGATGATATTGCTAGCCGCATACTTGATACCTGTACCACCACCAAGATCCTTAGTAGGAACATATGAACCAATAACTTGGTATGTATGGTTCGTAAGAAGAAGTGGTATCTTTGCCTTACCAAGTTTGAGGGTAAGAACACGGAACGTAGCCTTGGTAAGTTGTGCCTTGGTCATATCACGCACATCCTTACCTTCTGCCGAATCATTCATTTCTTTGTTTGTCGATAACATTCCCAAAGAATCAAGAACCATAAAGATTGGCTTGCGGTCTTCTTCAGGTGTTTCAAGTACATCATTGACGATCTTGAGAGCCTGGTTCTTGAACTCTTCGATTGTTGCAACAGGAACAACTGCAATTCTTTTGGAATCGATTCCCCGTTGTGCAAACATGTCTGAAGTGATTGCTTGCTCCGTGTCAAAGTAGATGACAACACCGTCTTTGTGGTCTTTAAGGAATTGAGTAGCGATTCCAATTGCATAGAAAGTCTTTCCAGTAGCAGGATCTCCTGCAAGACAAGAGATCTTGTTTGCAGGTAGTCCACCATATATAGAGCCTGAAAGCAAAGCATTCAGTACATATGATCCAGTATCAATAAAACCTGTAACATCAGCACCATCAATACCATCGGCTACGATGGCTGCATCAGGATTATTTAGTTTGCTTAGTAGATTTGTTAGGTACTTTGACATTCTCTTCTTTCTTCTTTTGTGAGACTTTCCAATTTTCGTTTTCCCAATATTGACATGCTTCTAAAGAATCATTGAGCCTATGATAATGTTCTTTGAGTAAAGTTTCAATTGTATGAATTCTATTATATAGATCACTATTATTTTCAGCACCAAAGTTTGGGTGATTTTTTAATTTGTGACCTCTGTATTCACAATGTGAACGATATTCGTGCAACAACATTGTGAATGGCATTTCTTGAATAGAATCTACAAATTCATGATATGGAACTTTTAAAATATCATATTCGTATTGCCACGGGATAGTTTTTGTAACAGTAACTTTAATATTCTTTTTCATAATTATTCATCAAACCAATAAGGGTTAATTGAAGCGACTACAAGCAGTGGTAGTCCAAACCAAAATCCACATGTCATAAAACAAAAGGCTGCAGCCATGCCCATAAAAATAATAATCATACGATCCATTTGATGATCTATACGAAAATTCTTCTTAACCATATTCCAAATCTTTTTAAAGTAAGTCACTTTTCTTCTTTCCTTTCTTATAGTTTTTTGTTGTAATAATAATACGCGCATAGTTTTCTTCAACTATGGTATCGTCAACAGTAATTGATTCTACTATTACGTCATCTACGTCATTGATAATGTCAAGTAGTCTAGTACCAACCATAATACATGGACCACCTTCAAAATCAAATAAACCATCGCCACCCCTAGAAAATAAGGTGTGACCTTCGAGGCTATAGTTTCCGTCTTTACGTTTGGTGAGGATTCGTTCATCCCCATATCTAGATTTAAATTTCTTTACCATTTCTTAATATTCTTTCCAATTTTTATTTATTTACTTCAACTAATATACATCACGCAAAGAATGAGTCAAGTGTTACCTTGTCACTAATTGACCATTTGATTGCTTGTAAAATATTGTCAAGAGGTTCATTAAAAGTTTTTTCAAATTGTTTCTTACGATCCACAAATTTATCTAGTTGAAACTGTGCTGGGGCTTTGTTTATAAACCCAAGAACTGCATCACGACCACCCATACCATACGGATTTGGAACTTTTACAAACACAAATCGAATCTTATCATTTTCTTTTATCGGTGCAACTTCTTTATCAAGTTTCAGTTTCTTCAAATATGCATTGTGTAACAGTGCTGCCTTAGTAGCAATAGGTGTTCCACTCTTGTATATATCAGAGACATCTGTGTACTTAGAGATACCCTTAACACCCCGAGGAGATGCAATAACATCTATAGGCAATTGCATAAATTCATCATAAAATGTATTCACATACTTACGCAACTCCTCGGGGGTCTTGGTCATGATGATCATGATGCAGTCTTTGAGTTTATTACGAACAATACCGGGAGTACTGCTTCGTGCTGTTTCAAGACCCATGATCTTTAACTTTGGTTCGCTGAATCGAACACCTTCAAGATCTGTCATCAGCAACGCATATCGCTTCTTGGCAATAAACATTCCACTTGATGCAATTGCTTCACGCTTAAATGAAATCTTATTACTGAGACAATTGAGTTTAGTTGTCAACTCTTTCATCGTTCCTGTCAATTCCTTTTGAATATTCTTTTCACAGATATTATCAATAAAGGTTGTGATGTCCCCAATATCACTCTTGCTAGAAACCTTTGTAATAATATCTTCAAGATTCAGATAAACAGAATCTGTGTCAACGGCAATGACATAATCCTTTGGATCAGCATTCTTCATCACTCTATTGATATATGCATTCATCTGATCTTCTGCAGATCGAATGATCACCTGACCCGTAACCGTAACAGCCGTTGCTAATTCTGGAGAAGAATATGTAAATGCAGGATTACCAAGACAGCCATACAAACTGTTTGCTAGAATCTTTTTTACTGACTGACGAATCTTAAGAGCCGCAATCAATGGAATTAGTTTCTTGTCCTTAGAGACTTCGTATTCCTTCTCCAACTTGATCATTTTCTTCTTGGCTTCCTGACGCTGGTTGAAAGTGATTTCAATCAGAGTAGGAATAAATCCCTTGACAGTATTTGAGAAGACTGAACCATTACACGCCAAACATGCAGTTTGACTAATAGCATCCTCAATCATACCTGGAATTTCTTTACGACTACTACGCAAAAAGTCATCTGCATTCAAGGATGAATTCTTTACAATACAAGTCTCGGGTGAAATGTTCCAACCAATGATAATAGATGGGTATAGAGATGTTGCATCAAAACTCACAACATTTTTATATAGACCGGGAATGACATCCTTGACATATGCACCAATGAACTGTTCGTCCTTAGAATACTTTGTCTTTAGTGGAGGAACAATATTTTGTTTGGCGAGATAGTCACAACAAATGGTTTCCCAAATACGAGTAGCGAAGAAGACTGTATCAAAGGTGATCTTGGCTTCATAGGCAATCGAAACCGCAAGATCAATTAACTTTAATTTACCGTCAAGTCGCTCAACCAAGACCACATCTTGGACATTGTATTCAGCAAACTTTTGAAAGTTTTGCGTATAAAACTCACGCAACGACCCATATTCGGTATAGTCCAGTTTTTGTTCATCTAGTTCTACCTTTGCTATATTATTTAGGGCGTAACTTTCTTGGTTGGTTCCAGAAAATTTCTTATATAGATCCATGTAATCTAGAATGGTATATCCCGGAAACTCATATAGAGTATAGTCTTTACCACCAATATTGGTAATCCGCATCTTCATAAAGCCAAAGGGCATCCATGCTTGAATTTCCTTTTCTTCAAAGAACAGTTTGGCACGACCAATGATATAGGGCATATCAAAGAGTTTGATGTTCCAGCCAGTCAAAATGTCTGCATCACATTGACGAAGAATGTCAAAGATCTTCTTGATCAGTTCCTTTTCCGATGCAACAAGAACAACTCTACAATCCGGAAGGTTGAGGGGTTTCATGGTGATAACATAATTGACACCAGAGATACGAATCGTCACCAAGTTGATGCGTTCATTAGGCGCATCAAGATTGGGAAACCCCCCTTCCGTCTCACATTCAAGGTCCAAGTAGGCTACTTTGATCTTGGAAAGATCGTATTCCACCTCAGACGGATAAGTCTCCATGATATATTGAGTAATGAAATCAGTGTTTCCATAAATTGGGCAATCTTCTAGTTCCCTGTATTGATCAAGGAATTCACGAGACTCATATAAATTCTCAAACTTAATACGACCAACATTGACACCGGTCAAGGTTTTATACTTAGTTGGAGTATCAGTACGCATATACAACGATGGCTTATATGTGACAGTATCCGTAAAACGGACACCGTTGTTATAGCCACGAACAAGAACCTTGTTCCCTTTAAGCGCACATGCTGTATAAAATTTCATTATTTTGTTTCTTTGTCTTCTAACAATCCCTGAAGTAGAATCATATAATTAATTACATCAAGAATACTGTCTTGAACAGTCTCATTTCCCACTTTTAATTCACCCTTCTTGAGAAAAGTGGAAATACGTGAGATTTTATCAACTACTCGCAACATTAACCCCTCTTCGGCACTTGCAAAGCCAAGAATCTCTCCTCTCTTAAAATTGGCAAACGGATCTGTTCCGGATGCATAATCTGCGGACTTGTGACGCATTATTACTAATGCTCTACGGCAAATGTCTTCGTGTAGTTGAAATAGTTCATCTCTAGTCATGGCAGTAGTATATACCCTATTATGGGGATGTCAAGAATATAAATATTAATGCACCCCAATGGAGTTTCCTTATGTTAATATCCCTAATTGATTATACCAAATTTATAGACATCATTTCTCTTATTATGGTAGGTGTTATCGGGGGTGTATATGGAATTATGAAATTTGTAAAGTCTAGAATAAAAACAGACAATTTTATTGAAATTCATACAGAAATACATGAATTATTAACAGAACTTAGAGTTACCACTAAGTGCATGAGAGCAAGTATTTTACAGTTTCATAATGGAGATTATTTTATGGATGGAATTTCCATGCGTAAATTTTCTGTAACACACGAATCCTCTCATAAAGGATACAACTCACAGGTAATAAAATTAAAAGCAAGTTTATGTTCAATGTTTATTCCCTTATTGGTTCATGTTTTAGATAATAAAAATTTAATTTATCCTCTTCGGTCATTACCTGAAAGTTACACCAAAGGGTTCTTTGAAGATGAAAACGTTTCAGATTATGCCTGTCTTCCATTAAAAAATAAAGGTATTAATATTGGATTTATTTTACTTCAATGGCATGAAGACTTTGAGCCACAAATAGAAGAAGAAGAAATTTTAATGAAACATTTCAAGGCTATCAAAGAATCGATTGAGATTCAACTTTCACATCAAAAGAACTGAGGTATATTATGTCTGAACAACTCATATCATTAATTGGTGGAACTGCTACTGGGTTTCTTTTCAAATATTGGGCTCAACGGGCTCAAGATCAAAAAGAAATGTTTGAGCAAATGCTTAAGGCAAATACTCAAACTACTGAAAATCAAGATAAGGCTGTACAAAGAGTACCCTTAGATCTTGGTAAGAATGTTCGTCGTTTTATTGTACTTTCGTGTCTCTTTGCAGTTGTGGCTGCTCCGTTTGTCTTACCGTTCTTTGGTATTCCTACCTTTGTAGAAATTTCACAGAAACAACCAGATTCTCTCTTTGGATTCATTCCAGCGACAACTCGTAAATACTTTATTGAAATTCCAGGATATTTCTTGGCTGAAGAAAATCGTCAAGTTCTACTTGCCGTGGTTGGATTTTACTTCGGATCTGCAGCAGGGAGCAACAAATGAAATATTTACTTCCAATCATTCTCTTTCTCGCCTCATGTACCAGTCCTGAATTTGTTACATTAAAGACAAAGGATGGTGAACATATTCACACAGTCTCTGAAAATTCTTTTTTCAATACTCCAGACAAAGCATCTGAATGGGCATTCTGGTATTTTCCAGTTGTCGTATTTGTACTCTGGATGGTATGGAAAGAATTTAAATCAATTAAATTTACTAAAAAGAAATCAACTGATTCCAGTACTACCGAACCCACCGATACGGTCTGACTTGAGACTTGGTTCTGTGTAAATTTCAATTAACATTGGTTGTTCGTACTTTACTAGTTCACCCTGTGCAATTCTATCTCTATCATAGATTCTAACAGGATCTGTGCTAGTGTTGATCATGATAAGTTTGGTCTCATAGGTATAATCTTCGTCTACTACACCTTCGCAGTTTGCAAGCGTAAGACCGTATTTAAGAGCCATTCCTGATCTAGGGTGTATTCGGACAGAATATCCTTGGGGCACGTTAAAAGTCAAGCCTGTGCGAACTAGAGCCCTTTCAGAAGGCATTAGAG